GTAAGTTTAGACTCACCTAACTGTGTCCAACCACCTATTTTTTCAGGTGTACCATATCTAAAACGAACGTTTTCGCCTCCTGTCCATTGAGACTCAGCGCCGGTAGATGTAACTTGTTTATTGAATCCGGGTAAAAAACCTAGTTTTTGTAACATATAAAAATCCTGTTTATTAGGTTTATATCAGATCGTAGGGAAATTCAAATGGTTAAAGCAGAGGGAATCAGTGGTGGATCATCCCCCTGCAAGATTCTTTTATATTCTATTTTTTAGGTATTGTAAAGCGTTTAAACCAAGCAGGAAGACCTAAAAATGGTCGAGTGTCATTTTCATTTTCTTTTGCTGTTTTGGAACCTTTTTTATTGTAGTGTAAAAAAACTTGAGCACAGTCTTTACCTGTAAATTCTTCTCTCCAATGTTCAAGATCACATCCAGAATATATTAACATGTCTCCTGGATCTAATTCAACTTTAACACCAGCTTGACCTGTTTTTCCTGTAGGGTCTAAATATATAGGCCACGGGTCTCCACCTAAATTTAATGTAGTAGAGATTTCACAACTAAACCTATCTTTGTGCCTAGCTAATATGTCTCCTTTTTTATAAATTCTTGCATAAGAATAAGTAGGTAGTAATTTTAAACTAGTATTTTTTTCCATAACAGGTTGAACTCTTTGTAATAATGTTTCCATTACTATATCTCCATAATGGGAGTAGGTATTCGGAACTTGCTTATCATTCCATATACCAAAGTATTCAGTAAACGGAGATATAAATTTGTGATCAAATAAAAATCTTGCTACTTTTCTTTTATTTAAAAAATAAGCACAACAAAAATCTGCTAATTCTCTACTTATAATTCCTTTTACAACTTGATATTTATTTCGTTTAAACGACATTTAACACTCCTTTTGGTATAGCCTGACAATTCCAATGTATAAACCTGAAGGGTTCATATCCCATATCTACCGTGTATAGATGAGGCATATAGGACGGAAAGAATATCATTCGGCCTGGTTTAACTTCATAATTAATTTGTGAAGATGCATAAGTTATTTTTGACCTATCTTTTTCTGGTAAAAGATTCATTACATTACCTGCTCTAGGGTCTTCAAATATTGGTCTTGATGTTTTTTCACTAGCTTTTAAAAAATAAAAACCAGAAATATGTCCATTCCAATGAGTGTGTAATGTATGGTGTCCCCCACCATTTTTACAAAATTCTTGTACCCACATTTCTGTGGTAAATACTTGGTATTGACTTAAATCAAAACCCATTTCACCTAATAAATTATGTGATGTAGCTCCTATATATTGTGTAAGTTCTTTAAAATTAGGGTCTCCTAATAAAGTTGTTGAGTGAAAAACGTGACCCATATCTCCTTTATCACCAAACGTTTTATTTCTTGTATCAATATTTTTTTGCATTTCTTTTTTAGATTTTTCAATATAAGCATCTGATGCTTTATTTAATTTATCTACAAACTTTGGTTCGTCTGCATACCACACAGGACATTTAAACAATTCGTCTCTATTTAATTGTAAAGGAAAAACTGTTTTAATTTTTTCTTTTCTTCTTTTTTGTTTTAATTTTTTATTCTTCATTGATAAGGCCATCCTAAACTCCAAATTACTAAACTATGTCTAGATCCTTTTTTAACAGGACATACTCTATGCCAAACAAATCCAGGAAATACTACTAAAGATCCTTTAGGAAGTATTTCTGTGCATTTTCTAACGTCTGGTTTTTTAGTAGGGTTTTGATTTCTAAAATCAAATTCTAATTCACCACCTGTATATTCTTTAGGATCAGATAATGTTACTGTTACTGATAACTTTCTAATTTTTCCATGAGCTGGATCGTTTGGTTGTCTTTGATAAGGTTGATCCCAACCATCACAATGCCAATCATAGTATTGTCCTTTTTCATATTTAGTAAACTGACATGCTTCTGAATAATCCCATTGAAAATTCCATCCTGCACTTGCATTTGCTTCATGAATATAAGGTTGTACTTCTCTGTAAATCCAACGATCAGACATCCAAACTATATTAGAATCTCTTTGTTTTTTTAAATCTTTAATTTGTTTTTTATTTAATTTTTTTGGATCACCATATCCACCAGTGACTGCCATTTGATCTTGTAATGATTTACCATACTTTACAATGTCATCACAAATTCTAGAAGGAATCGCTGATTTAAAATACCAATAATAATTTGTTAAGTTCATATATCTTTATGAACTTAATATAGCATTTCTTATTCGACTGTCAATGTTCCGGTTACTGTAAATGTAGCTAATTTGTCACCACCCGGGTGAGTTGAAGTTGAATTAACTCCAGGTGTTACTGTAAATGTTCTAGAACTTGGTGCTCTAATAACAATAATTCCTGGGCCACCATTACCACCACCTGATCCTGGTCCGGGAGGACTTGCTGCAGGTGCACCTCCACCACCTCCACCACCTGTGGCTGGACCTCCTGTTGTACCTACACCATTAGGAGCATTTCCTCCTGCTCCACCGCCGCCGTTTCCGCCAGCGCCACCAGTTCCATTTCCACCACCTCCACCACCACCAGCATAAAACACTGGAGATCCTGTAATATCATTTGCTAGTCCTACTCCACCAGCTCCACCATTTCCAGGAGCACCACTACCAGCACCGCCGGCACCACCTCCACCACCACCAGCAGACGGAGGACTTGCTCGTCCTACACCACCAGGGTTACCTTGTTGTTTTGTTTGAGGAGGAGTATTTCCTGATCCTACATGAGGTCCTGAAGTTGTATCAGAAGCACCACCTCCTGATCCTCCTGATCCCCCTGATCCCGGAGGAGTACCTGGAGCAGATTGGTTACCACCATATCCACCACCAGACGATGTAATCATTGTAGTGTCTTCTGAACCACCTGGGTTAAATACTGAATTACTTCCAGTTCCAGCAGCTTGAGGACCTGGAGTTGGCGTAGATGTTCCTCCACCACCAACTGTTACGTCATAAGTTGATCCAACTGATACGTTGGTAAAAGTCATAGAACATCCATTTATAGGTGAAGGACTTCCTTCTGAAGTTCTAAAACCTCCTGCTCCACCACCACCACCTTTGAAATATCCACCAGCTCCACCACCAGCTACTACTAAATAATCTAAACTATATGTTTGTACTAAGCCTGGCCATGTGCCTGCTCTTTTTGCATCATATTGTGATTGCATTGACCACACACCACTTGCTTTTGTTAATTCTCTTACTATTACTACACCAGGTCCGCCACTTCCTGAACAATCATTAGATGGTCCACCACCTGCTGATCCTCCACCACCACCAGTGTTAGTTGTACCTGGACTTCCTGCACCTGGTCTTGTTCCACCAGCTCCACCACCTTGTGTTGCTGTTCCACCTGCTACTCCTGGAGAGTCACTTCCTGATCCTCCACCACCAGCAACTGCTGAAATTGGAGAAGGAAAACATCCTGGAACGCAAACTCCTGTTCCACCATTTCCACCTGGTCCACTATTATCTTCACCACCGGCAGCGCCAGCTCCACCACCACCATATAAATATCCTGGACTTCCACTAGGGAATCCACCACCTGGATTTCCTTGAGGAGGTGTTACTGCAGGTACATTACCTGCTCCACCTGGTTTATTTGATAAACCTCCACCACCTGATCCACCATCTTTTAAAGCATTAGGTGCACATGCATCATAAATTCCAGCTCCACCACCTGCTGATTGATAAGATGAGCTTACTATATTTGAAACGTTTCCTATATTACCTGGTTTGGCTGGTCCTGGTACTGCTGCACCTCCACCACCAACAACTACTGGAACAGCTGCTCCAGCACATACAGGTATATTGTCAATTGTTCTAACACCACCAGCTCCACCACCGCCACCTCTATCAGCAGCTCCTGATCCACCACCACCGACTACAAAAGCTTTAACTAATGTTGTTCCAGAATCAACAGTATGATTTCCTGTAGCTGTTACAGTTGTAACTTTACATTTACCAAAAGAGGCTGTGTTTTTTTTTCCGATTATGCCGCCATTTGATCTGGCCATAACTTAGTTCTCCTTATGCGGATACCCAAGCTAATGTTGACGTATCCCAGACCCAATTTTGGTCATGTTGTTTTGTTGCTTCGTTGTAATGAGTTTCTGCAATCCATCTTTGATTTGCATCGTCCCACATTTCTATTTTTGGATTGTCTGCATCATCACCTCTAGTATTTGGTCTTGTAACTGGTGCTTGCCAATCATCATTTTCATCTAAAGACCATGAAGTATAAGGTTGAGGTGCAAGAAATTTATCTTTTGCTGCATCGTAAGTATAACCTTTTCCAGCATATTGTTTTCTAAATGTGTTATTGTATGAAGTTTGTTTCCAAGTTCCACCTTTGAAAAAGTTTTGACACCATGTTTCTCCATCAACATGCATATCGTTTTCTCCTAAAGGTCCATCTGCTGTTGCAATATCATTGCCTACAACTACGACTCTAACTACTTGATTTGATCCGTTTAATTCTGCAAAGTGTGCCATATTTTTATCCTCCTTAATTTATAATTTAGTTTTAACTTATTGTCAACGTACCATCTACGGTAAATGTTAATACTGTACATCCTCCAGCAGGCCCTGGTAATGTTGCTTTTGTATTAGTTCCTGGGGCTGCCGTATAACTTGGACCTAATGGTCCAGGTGCTCTTAAAATAACAATTCCTGATCCACCAGCAACTCCAGCAGGACCACACATTGATCCTCCACCGCCACCACCAGTATTTACAGTTCCAGCAGTTCCAGCAGCAGGTCCTTTTCCACCAGCGCCACCACCACCAGCTCCACCAGCTCCAGCAGCAGGAGAAGGACTAGCAGCTCCACCTCCACCACCACCAGCAAATTCACTTACTGGATGAGCAGGGTTTATTGCATTTGGTTTTCCAGCTCCACCGGCTCCACCAGCAGAACTTCCAGTTGGTCCAGATCCACCTCTAGCATTTGCTCCACCACCGCCACCACCTGGATAACCAGAACTAGTATTTCCTGATCCACCAGGATATCCTTGAAGTTGATCAAAACCAACTAGTCCTCTACCATATCTTGTAAGATTAGAACCACCTTGTGCACCAGCTCCACCACCAGATCCACCAGTTTGACCTCTTCCTTGATACATTCCTGGATTACCACCACCAGCTCCACCTCCAACAGATTCAATAAATCCTACAAAAGAAGGTTCACCATTAGAAGCATAACCTGGATAAGGTCCACCAGCTCCACCAGCTCCAACTTGAACTACGTTAGATCCTGGATTTAAATATAATTTTTTACCACCTGGAAAAGATGTTTGATAACCACCAGCTCCTCCACCAGCTCCTTGGTTAGTATTACCACCACCGCCACCACCAACAACTAAATAATCGAATGAGTGAGAAGGTGCACTTCTACTTCCAACTGTAAGAGTACCTGTTGTTGTAAATTTAGCAACCCATTGTTCACCATCATAGAAAGAAGTATTACATCCTGGTGCTGCAGTTAAGCCTACACCACTTCTAAAGAAAGCAACTCCTTTACCACCTTTACCACCACAACCACAAACTCCTGATCCTGGACCAGAGGCATTACCTCCACCTCCACCACCAGTGTTTTCTTCTCCGTTTCCAGAACATCTTGGTCCACCTTTTTGACCTTGACCACCACCACCTACACCACCTAAACCACTACTTACTTGAGGTGTTGTTTGAACACCACCACCGCCACCACCAGCATAAAATCTTCCACCACCACTAACTCCTGATATTACTCCTGTTCCACCTTCACCACCTTGGTTTTGTGGAGAACCATGTCCATTAAATCCAATCATTCCAGCACCACCACCGCCACCTGCAGCATTACCATTAGGAGGGCTTCCATTACCACCCGTATTTCCTTGAGGTCCTCCAGCAGAACCTGCAATTGCAGGTGTATTACCAGCTTGACCTGTTGAGTTACCTGGAGTTCCTGGACCACATCGTCCGTTTCCTCCACCACCAGAACCACCTGTTCCAGCTTTAGGTGCACTTGCACCTCCTGAAGCTCCACCTCCACCGCCATAAGCAGTGTGAGTGCATGTATATGCAAATATTGTATTTCCACCAGAACCACCAACAGTGTTTCCACCACCCGGTCCTGATGCTGCTGGTACTCCACCAGCTCCAACTGTTACGCAATAAGTTCCTGGAGTTGCATCAACTTTTGTAAAACATAAATTATCATAAGACTTAACAACACCACCTGCTCCGCCTCCACCACCAGCTTCACCAGTTCCACCATCACCACCAGATCCACCGCCACCAACTAAAAAGAAATCTAAAGGTCCACCTGCAGGTCCTGCACTTACCCAATTATCTGATTTTACTTGACAATAAACTTCGTTCATTGACCAAATACCTGGAGCTTGAGCAGCTACTCCTGCTTCTTTTACAATAACCACACCTTTACCACCAGGGTTACCACCACCTGAATACCAATTAGCAGAACCTCCACCACCACTTCCTGCTTTACCTTCATTACCAGAAGAAGGATATGCTACACATGGAGTAGAACCATCTCCTGCTCCACCATAACCACCCATTCCATTATTATTTCCGCCACCAGCTCCACCACCAGAAAAAAATCCTGCTTCTCCAAATTCTGTTCCAACTACATCATATGCACTTTTAGCAATTCCTCCATCACCACCAGCAATGGGTCCGACTTCTGCAGTTCCTGCTGCACCAGCACCGCCACCACCACCAGCTGAGTCTGTTCCTGTTGGACTTCCTGGTCCACCAGCATTACCATAACCTGTTAAACCTCCTGAAGGAGATTGAGTAGCAGTTCCTGCTCCACAATCACCAGCTCCACCACCGCCGC